CCTCGACCGTGCAAAAAGGTGGCTTTGTTGGATTCTTGGGCAGGATCTATGGACCGACTACTTGGTTTTACGAACCGAATTCAATAGTCGACATTGCTCGTACCATGACGAAATTTGCTTATACTAGCAAATCCGGGGAGTTGCCGGATGCTGAGTTGATCACACTAAAAGCACAATCACTCATGGCGCTGGATGCACACTTTCCCCCCGTTTCGACATTCTGCATGCTACTCCTTGCCAAATCGCAAACTGTGGACTTATCAAATCCTAAATACCGACTGCACCTGTCTTATCATCTGAGACGAGTGATCGAAACTGGCGGTAAGGTTGTTGCCCACAGATTCTCCAACGCCGACAACTGGGTTGATGCGTATATGGCCTACACAGACCAACAGGACTGGTATCAAACTTTCCTTAACTCACTGATGGGCGCCAAAACATATGGCGACTTCGTGACTAAGTTCTACGAGAGTTATCGCCCGATCCATCCTGATGACACTGGAGTATACACCGACAATGGTCCACTTCCACCCACACCTGCCAAACCGCTTACGAACGCCCCCGTCAAACCCGGGAAGAGCTCAGATAAACGGGGGAAAATTAAGACCACAAAACCACCACGACCAAAAGCTTCGGAGGAAAAGAAGCCCAGTCAACATGACAGCCCAGTCAAAACAAGCGTTCATGCGACGACCGAAAATCCGCAACCTACCACCGGCGGAAAAAGAAAAACGGTACGTCCAACACATGGTGTCCCAAAAGAACACCAACCGCCCTAGCTCAGCTGGGGCCCCCCTTGCTACTACTAAAGTAGCGATGAGGAAAACCCAACTTGTACGCCAACCCAATAACTTCATGTTCACACCTGATAAGGAACTTGATGCTTGTCTTGTTAAATATTCCATAGCTCTAATAAACCCTTTTGACGAAATGGCAAAAGGGGCTTGTTTACCCACTTTCCCGGCCTTTCCATCACAGAAAATGCGAACGTTCGTGCGCAACACTTCAGTGAACGGCATCAATGGAGTCGGTTTTGTAATTTCTCGTGCATCTGCCACAAATAATGCCTCATGCGTCTCTTACACAGATGGTGCTTACAATGGATCATCTCCATCATCATTTGCTGCCTCAGGGACTGGTATTATCACTGCATCTTGTAATT